CCCCACGATCCTGCATATGATGGCAAGGCACCTACGGCACACCTTGAACCAAAGGATTTTTCATATGACATCGTTCACAGCGTTCTCAAGGAAGCAAATGAATACATGAACAAGGACCAATTGCTTGTTCTTATATCAACTGTGTTACCTGGTACAACACGCAGAGAATTCGTACAGCACATCTCCAATCCAAGATTTGTTTATAACCCATATCTAATCGCAATGGGTACTGTGGCTTGGGACATGGTAAATCCAGACATAGTAATGATAGGAACTGAGGACGGAACAGAAACTGGTGATGCAAAACAGCTCGTGGATTTTTATAAAACTATAATGGAAAATGATCCAAGTTACGAAATTGGAACTTGGGATGAGTGCGAGTGTATCAAGGTATTCTATAACACATTCATTTCAACCAAAATAGGATTAGTAAACATGATGCAAGATGTTGCTGAAAAGCAAGGCAACATAAATGTAGATAAAGTTACTGAAGCACTGGCAAACTGCACAAAGAGAATTACAAGTTCAGCATACATGAAGGCAGGAATGGGAGATGGCGGCGGATGCCATCCAAGAGATAATATAGCACTGCGTTACATGGCTGATAAATTAAATCTTGGTTATGATTTATTCGATGCTGTAATGAATGCAAGAGAAAAGCAAGCCAAGAACATGGCTGAGAAATTAGTCACACTTGCCAAGGAGCATGACCTTCCTATATTACTAAATGGAGTGGCATACAAACCAGGAGTTCCTTATCAGGACGGTAGTTACAGTTTATTGGTAGGTCATTATTGCCATGAATTAGGAAGAGGTCCAATGACCATTGATCCTTCGATTGATTTAGGCGGAGGTATGGAATTTAGAGCGGTTGTTCTTCTTGCTCATCCTACTCTTTATGTTAAACTCTCAAACGATAGCATTGTGGTTGATCCTTGGAGAGAACACACTTCAGACAAGTATAAAGTTATTCATTACGGAAATACGAGAAAGAACTAAAAAATTCTATCAGTTCTATTTTTGATGTCTTCTTTAAGACGTTCAACGTCTATTTTAAAATCTAATTTTTTGATGGTGTCTTTGAATTCGTTAAGTGTGCCTAAAAGTTTTTTGGCGATGAGATCAGAGTCTCCGTCATTTTTCATTTGACTCTTTATGTCTATTTCCCAAATTCTTCCATCGGTAAATTCAATGATCATTACGTCAACATAAGCGACCGGCATGGTGTCCATATATAAATCTTCGAACACCTCCGGCCACTCTTTTACCAAATGTCTGGGTGGTTTAAAGTATTTCCTATGCACTTGTAGACGCTTCTGCCTTAGTCTTTGTAGACTTTTTCTTAGCAGGTGGGTCTAAATCGTCCGCCTCTCTACGTAATCTCGCAGCCTCTTTGTACATAGCATCTGCTTGGCTACGATAAGATTTAGCAAGATCAGCATCTGTTAAAACTCCTGCAGGTGCGCTTTCAGTTACTGGCTCAGCCGCTGGAGTAGGTGCTGGCTCGGACGCTGCAACAGGTTGTTGACCTGTTCCAGGAGCACCACTGACAAAAGTATATAGATCATCAATTGATACATTCCTTTGTTCAGCAATTAATGCATTAAGATCTGCCAACGGAATACTATTAGTTGGAGTTGGAGTCATAATCACATTATCAGTATCTACTTTTTTCAATCTGTTTTCATAATCCAACGCTCTCAACATTGGTCTTCCATCTGGAAATTGTCTAATGAAAAGTACTTCGCCAAGTTCAAATGCTTCTTGTGCTGCATCACTTTCGATTACTTTCATAAGGCTATCGTGTTGCGCATCACTCAATTGTGCTGTTTGTACAACTAAAGCCTTATTAGATTCCCCAGGTACAGTTCTGAAAGCAACGGCAACTTTTTCGCCGGTGTTTTTCATTTTTCCTACGTGCTTATATTCTTTAGTCATTACTTCGATTCCTTTTCAGCGTTTGCTGATTGTTCTTGTTGTTGTTCTTGCTGTTTAGTAACATGATCCAAGAATGATGTAAGTTTATTATATGTTTTACCTACTGCTTCAAGTTCATTTGCTCTAAAAGCACCCCTTTGTGTTGCAATATCAATAATGCTTTTTACAGCATTAAGATCGCTAACATTTAAATCTGGCGCAGCATTAGTTGGCTGTGCTGGATTAGGCACAGTTCCACTCTGTGCTGGCGCAGCATTCTGTTCTGCGGCTGCTTCTGGTTTTTTAACATCTTCAGACATTTAGTTTCTCCTTGTTATAAATGGACATGCTAACATAAAGTATGTTAGTTCTTTTTGATCTTCAAACCCCACAAAAGTGGAAGTTTTAAATTTGTCCCCCGAATCAATTGCTGGACATTCAGTCAAACAATATCTTCCTTTTAATTTTTTACTGATCCATTTTTTAATGGAATCATTATTTCTTTCACTTAATAAAATTTGCATTCTTGAAAAATGCGGAGGCATGGTCTGCAACTCTCTTTTTCTAAGAATGTCAATTGGATTAAGTTCTATCATCGTAAAATATTTATTAACTGCTACTATTAAGACTTCTAATCTTGGCTGAGTCTTTTGGATAGTGCTTTGTTGTACCCCATTTTTTTAACATCGCCCGAAAACAAATACAGTTCAAATGCTGCTTTTTCTTTCAAAACGGTTATTGCTTTCTTAGTAATATAATAAGGTGAATCGATAAAATTGTCAAGCCATAATAGCACTTGTGGAGTAATTGAAAAGTCTTTTGGAAAATCTACTTTATAGGTTTTAATTTGGGCACTTGATTGAATAAATTTAATGGCTTCATCGGTTAATCTTAAACCACCCGACTCCTTATCTCTAACATTCCACCACCACTCTACTCTCTTCTTCTTTAAATCTTCTTCTGTAATTTCTTTTGAAGGGGCTTCTGCGTTTATGAATATTTTTGTGTAAGTGTCTTTAATATCCATTTCACTTTTCTTTTTCTCCGGTATTTAATTTATATACAGAAAAGTCTTCGCACTTAAAGAGTCTGTTAAGTTTTTTGGCAAGATTGCGAGCGTGTCCTGGATTTGAAAATGATACTTTTTTGTATTTTGGACCCGGATAACTGGAAACCATACTTCCACTTTTTAGGTTGAATGGCTTGTCCTGATAAAACACTGCCCAGATGGCTTCGCTCTCAAGAATCTGTTCTACTTTATATGTCTCTCGATTAGTGTGTTCGAGAATAATCTTTGGTTTTGGTCTACTCATATATACGTCAATTCCTAATTAACTACGTATATATTTATCTTTTTTTAGAAAGAGCCCCCATCAAACTTAACGTCAACTTCTGTGTTTTGTCGCTTTATTTCGGATAGTAAAGAGTGTATTTCCTGTACTGTAGAGCCTAATTTAGAAGTTAGCAAGGCAAGTTCTGAAGTAAGATCTCTGGCTTCTTGTATGGATATTCTTATTTCCTTTTGTTGGCTTTTATCAGCAACTGAAATTCTCTGAAGAAGTCTTTCTACTGTAGGAAGTGTATTAGGTAGGCTATTTGTTGACACTGCTCAATACCTGCTTCATTTCAATATCTGTCTTAAAAGGGCCTCTATACTCATAACGTTGTAGAGTAATTAGTTTAGGGCAGAATGATTTTACCCATCCCTTTTCAAAGCGTATTACATAATACCCTGCACAATAAAGACTCTTTGAATCCTTGCTCTTTGTAAACAGTGGAAGTTTCTTTTGAATATCATACATTGCGTTATGAGGGTTGGTGCTTGTAGAAAACCCATGAACTTCTTTTGGATTGGCATTATCTGCTTCCTTGATAATCTTGGCAACAAAAAAATCATTACCAAATTGTTCAGTTAAACTTTTTTTATTATTATAAATCTTTACTCCGTCTTTATTACTAAGAATAAATTTGTTCTCTTCATTCTTTCTAAGTGTAGCAATTCTTACACCGTTATCTTCGACGATCCAAAATTTATTATCAATTACAGGTTTTGCTTGAATTAATGTCATCGTTATCCTCCAACCACGGGTTGAATCGCATCATCATACCTTGCGTTCAATGGTTCTGCATAAGCCTGTGCCTGATCTGAAATCTTTTTCAAATCATATAAATGGCAGAATTTCATAAGCCTTATACCTACTTGACTAATGTTCTTATTAGCAGAAGTTGCCGTTTTTATTGTTTCTTTAATAAGTTCTTTAATATTCTCTGGTTGTGCTGTAAGATCAATTAATGTTTTATTTCTTTCATAGTCTTCTAAGACTCTGTGTTCAACACCATTATGATCAACCCAACGCTGTAACATAAGGTTGTTCCAACTAAATCCTTTAGTTTGTCTATCAGCAAATGCTTCCATCAATCCTACTTTATTTTTAGTACCTTTCTTACGCACACCTGGATATGCACTAAACACATTATCACTGGTGTCACCTCTCATGCATTTTTCAAACAGTAACCACTCAGGATCTGGAGCAGGCTTAGGTTCTTTAGTTTTTTTGTCAATTACGAGTTGACCTTTCTTATCAAAGAAACCTTCATGTGTTGATGTTATCTCTTGCACACCGTTGTATAGTTTTACATTAGGTGCAATTAATTGTTGAAAGTCTGTGTCTGTTGAAATAATCACGTGTTCGCTATCAGGATGTTGCTGTATCCATCCTGCAATAAGATCATCTGCTTCCAGTTGTGGATGCTGTAACACCGTACAGTTAGTCTTATCTGTTACGAATTCCTTAAATGTATCAAATGCCTCCCAAAACACAGCATCCTCTTCTTGCTGTTTTTCTGTTAGAGCATCACGTGCTTCTTGACGGTTACGCTTGTATGGCTCATAGTGATCCTTACGCCAACTGCGTCCTTCAAGGCAGAATACTACGTGACTACCATTAAAGTCTTGCCAAGCCTTCTTGATGCTGTTTAGCGTGATATGAAAAGCCATGCCCAACTTAATGTCAGCATCACCATTGATTACATGCCTCGCACGAAAGAACGTGTTCGCAGTATCTACTATTATATGACACATTTTACTCATTATCTCTTTTAATAGCACTGGCATCTATGCTACCAGTGTCAAGTGGTCCTCCGTAGTCACCATCGACTACAACGTTTGCACAAAGTTCTCGGAACCAGCGATCAACAATTTCCTCATCCTTGTCGCCTTCTACTCCGTAACCCTGTTGTTTTAATTGTACTATGAAATAGTCATTCCAGTCAAGTTCAAAAAAGCCATTTCGAACATTTTCCTTATTAACGTGAGTATTCAAAACACCCACCCAAGGTTCCTTCTTCATCGTTGCCTTTTCCTTTTCTGTAAGTCCAGGCTTGGATGTGTCCGGCTCTTTCTTCTTGAACATTTTCTTTATAAAGTCCATACTCATTCCTTATGTTCCGATCGCATTACCAAAAAGATAAACATGAACCCTTGCCGCCACGTTGTATCCTCTTTGGAAAGCCATCTTAGCAACTGCTCCGGCCGTTGCTGTTTGTTCTTCTTCTCTGGCACCAACGGGCATTACCCATATTGGATAATCAACACCCTGTGCCTTAAATTGTGCGATGACACTCTCCATCTCATCCCACTGTTGCTGTTCGGAACCTACAACAAATTTTAGTTGTCCTCTGTCACTCAAACTTCTGTATTCTGCTACCACTTCAGGCTTAATCGCCTTCTTCGCAGTCTCACCTGCCACCGTCCATAGTTTAGGACTCACACTAAAGAACAATTCAACGTCCTTGGTAACTTCGTTATCCACGTGCCAAAAGTCCTTGAACTCCTGTGTCAGTGCCTGTGTGCCGTTAGTTTCAAACGTAACGCTCGCAGGCATGTTGTTTAATCTTTTAAATTCTGTCATGATGCCAATGAATGCTTCCTGTGCGTGTTTCAT